ATCTCTTGTTGCAGGCTACACGTGCACAGGAGGGTCTTTTAACCCAGAAGATTTTGATACAGACAAATGTTCAGAGTGGCCAGAGAAGGACAGTGGCTCAGGTGGAGGAGGCGGAGGCGGTGGTGGTGGTGGTGGCTCAGGAGGGGGTGGTGGTGGCCCCAGCTTTACGCCATCAGCCAACTACAACACATGCGAAGCCCAATTCTTCAATGAAGCCACTACAACATGTTATTCAGCACAGAGTGGCACTGCTGGTATTAGATGGAAATGGTTAGATAATGAAGAGGCAGATAAATGTATTGAAAAAACAACTAAATACGACATCGTCGTATCTTCGAGTAGTTCACAACACAACGTGAGATACAGATTCCCTGCTGTTGTTGGAAAGGATGCAAATTCTTTCGCTTTCACAAATGCACCCAGTGGATTTTTAGCAAGTCAAAATATTCGTTTTTACATCACACCTCTCGACGATAGTGATGAAAAAATTACACGCCCCGCGACGTATGAACTTGACACACAGAACTCCAGCGAAGTGTGCAACGCCCACGGAACACCTGTTGATTTCAATCAGGCTGAATCATTAGGTGCTGTTGGTATTAAGCAATCGTTGAACCCCACACCATGTCAGGGGAACACGTACACGGCACCTTCGGAGTGCACGCGCAATGGAGTTGTTCTTAATGGAACCCCAGGTAAATGTGGTGATGGTCTTATTAGCTGGAACCTCGATACATCCGCAGCCGATTATGTGGCGGCCACCGATGGTGGTGAATGTGTCTTGGCGCACACTCGGGGGTGTACTGTGCCGTGCCCACCGGATGCTCCACCACCAGCTGAATGTAATGAGTACGTGACAGATTTCCTTAGAAATGACACCCTTGGATGTGTGAAGGATGATTTTGACCATAATAACCCTCCAGCGAATGCGAGTTCTTACACCAAGTACACAGGTGGACACTACCCAGTCGGTGAGAAAGATGGTGTCATGCAATACTATAAAATCGCAACGGACCCATTGAACTGCTCTAAACTCACAGAGTGGCGTGCATGTGGATACACTGAAGCGCCTGTGGATTGTGTTGGCAGCTGGGTAGAACATGGCGGTGAGTACTATAAGAATAAAGTTTGTAATGGGTGTTCATGTCTGAGCGCAGCAGAGTACCGCCAAAAATATAAATACCATATATCCAAAAATGGAAATTCGACTGGAAAGGCGTGTGAAACATTCCACGGTGACATTAAAGATGAGAAGACGAGATATTGCGGTAGTACGACTTGTTGCAAATGTTGCACTTAAAAAATTGTAAAATTATAGTAGTATGTTGTGGATTTTTTTCCTCATCGTCATTGTTTTTATTTTATGGCCAACAAAGGAGCCTCCTATGAAAATTCAGGAGTTTCACTTTTCTAATTTATGTGCGAGCACAGACGAAACTGCGCCACGAATCATACCAGTAAGGGAATACACTGGTACACTTAGGGACATCCGAAAAAATAAAAACGATGATATTTTCTTACAATGTAGGAGTGTTTTTGACCCATATCTTCATAAAAAGTATGGAGCACAAGTTCAGAAGATAAGAGATAAATATAACATTCCACAGCGGGAGGGTGAAGATGTTATATTTAGGATGACATCTACACCACATAGAGTTTTAACACACTTTGACTGCACACCGAGATATGTCATGATGCTCAGGGGTGAGAAAGAATTCCTGTTATTTAAACCAGGTGGAGATGAGGTGCAGTTTTTAAAAGATGTACAGCACGAAAAAATGTCTGGTCTCGTGAGTGTACTTGAAACGCGTGGCATACCTTATAAAAAATTCAATTTAAAGGAGGGTCAATGTTTCTTTCTCGAACCTGGGATGTATCACTACATTGAGAATAACACAAAGAATGACCACACAATTTTAGTAAACATAGATTATCCAGACTTACAAGACCCTGTACTTCAAAACAAATGGTTGTCAATGTGGCAAGGTGGTGTTTGGATTTCACCGTCTGACGGGCGATAACCTTACACCTAGGGTTTGTAAAGAGTGGCGTCGTTCTCTCGACAGGTGGGTGTCAGAGTCCTTCTGGTGTTCCAACCACAGGTATAATTTTGGGTCATCATCGAGTGTGTTCACATGTCCATGTTTACGATGAAAATCATTCAACTTTGTAAACATGGTCAACCAGCAGTCATCGGAAGGGACAATCCATTCATCACGATGTTGTGGGTCTTCAAGGTACGCCACAGCTCTACGAAGAAATTCATCATAGTATTCCGTGTAATCATAGTCATAAACCCTATTTAGAAGGGACACGGGTGGGTCTACGTGTAGTTCAAGTTCTCGTATTTCCAGTTCATATGCCCAGTTTAACAATTCCATTGGGTCCGTACCTGTTTGCACATACCGTATCATGTCCGCGGTGAGCAGACCCCGACCCTGTTTTTTCTTTGCACGGTTGTGCTTTGCTATACCAGCATTGATGTAGTCTTCACGACATAATTCTATAGATTTGTCTAGTATTATCTCCTGAAGTTCGAGAGGTAGTATGTCCCATAATGAAGTTGCCATGTACACTTAAATTTTACGCAGATTATTTTATCATGTCATACTATACTATGTTGAACACACCTGAACTACGTAAAAAGGCGAGAGAACTTGGTTTGACGGTCACGACACCAACGAAAACCACAAAAAGGTCCAGACGGTACAAGACAAATGCAGAACTCAGGAATGAAATTTTACAAACCCCCCAACAAATCAGAACGGTGCGTCAAAACATTCTACTGAAACAACTTCAAAACATGATTCGTCAAGGCAACAAACAAATGCCTAAAAATAGAAACAACACAAATAATAATTACAATAGAAAGAGAGCGAATATTTTATTCTCCAAATAAATAACTCAGAGTAATTTAATTTTACTACAGAGCCAGGTCCACATTTACTTTGAGTGGAGATTTCTATCTGCGGTGTACCACGTCTTCCCCTTTGTAGCATAGCTGTGTACGCGCGCGTATGCCCACTGTTGAGGGGATGCCCCTGGGCGGTGTCCTGTGCGCCATGCCGCGAGACCTCTGTTATAGACTGTTCGTAAAGTACCCAATGGTATACCAGTGGCTTTTGCGATTTGAGGTAGTGTTTTTACATCGTCTCCATACATCTTTCTAAATTTCTTGGTGTATGAAGAGGTGCGCACCTTTTTCCCCTTATCAGTGGGGAAAGGGGTATAGGTTTTCTTTAACATCTTGACATAGCGTCGTTCAATATCACGAAGGGTCGTCAACCCTCTGAAATAACGCACAGGTGCGTAGGTCTTCCCGTATCGCGCGCGCAACTGTCTGACTTTGGCCCTGATTTGAGTGTCTGACAACATACTTATATTACACACGAGAAATTTTAACAGGTCTATCTGTTCGTATTATACCTACCGCAACTTGGAACAATGCGAGGTCAGTGTTCATTTCTTCATATAAAAATCCTTAACAATAATAAAATGTGGTGTTGGATTTATAAATGAGTGGGATTTCATTTGTTTAATTGTACACTCCCCCCTCTCTTCTAGAAGATTACACCATGTTTGTGGGTCGTGCATATTTTCAATAGTGTTCATAGGTTGTCGGAAAAAAAGATAGTGCACCTTTGAAATAAGATACTGATACAATGTTTGTGGCATGTCTTCAATAATAATAATTCTTTTCGCACACACACGTTTCAGTTCTTCAATAATTTTTTTGTGATGTGGAATGTGATGCAACACAAACATACACACGACGACATCAAAACTGTCATCGTCATACGGTAGGGTATATCCATCGTAGACATGGGCATCTTTACATCCTTGATAAATGTCTACACTTGTCACGTAATTTCTATTTTTCAGAAATCTGCTGAGTTCACAACGACCTGCACCAAAGTCTAAAACATTTGTAAACTTTGGAATATATTGTTTTATTTCTGAAAAGTATTTATTTCTATTCATGACATCTTTGTAAATCATGACCACAAATAGAATAAATGGAATGATGACCATTTTTACTATATAATGAAGATATTAGTTTCCAAATGCAACTCCGCCCATGCCGTCCATGATGCGCAAAACGTTCATATTAACACCGTACGCGCGCAATATGGAGTTCGCACCGCCTGACGGCGACTTCAGCTTGAGACGCGCCGTGTCGATGCGGCTAAAGTTCAGGGAACCAGTCATTTGTGTCTTGTTAAGGGTGAGCGAAAACGGCCACGTGTACAACGCGGCGCTGTCCAACACGTCATCCGGCAAAGATGTCGTGTGCATCTCAGGGACAACCGTGTGGTGGTAGACGTTGGAGGTGCCATCGAAGAGCGGGGTGCCGTTGATGTACAACGTGCTCTCACCAAAGCTGTAGTTGTCCGCCCAGTTTGTGCCGTCGTTTTTGGAGCACACGATGTGCACGGCTCGCGTCGGGTGGTTGAAATAGGTGAGGTCAACTTCCGTGTCCGTGGCGCTCATCGGTTGGTATTGCACCTGGTTGATGAGGAGCTTTTGCTCATTCTTCACGAAAAATTCACGTTCCTCCGTGTCACAGAAGATGAAGTTGGCGTACACCTTCGGTGTTTCACTCGGGGTGAAGTTCGCGCGGCACTTGACGCGGATTTCCACCTGGTGGTTCGCCAACGCAACCAACGGGAGGCACTTGGTCCAGTCTTCGGAGAAGAAGAACGGGATGATGTAGTGTCCCGCCTTGGACCCGGAGTATCCCACGGCGTTCGGCTTGACATCAGTCGTGGTCACCGCCATACTGCTCTTCGCACCATCGGGTCGGTAGAGCAAGTTGTGCACACCCTGGATGTACAAAGAATCGAGGCGGCACACCTCTTGACCCCCAATCCAAAGGGAGAATTCCGTCGGTTCATCGCCTTTGCTAAAAAAACCCGTGGTCCCCCCAGTCGTATCGCCGATGTTCGCCGCTTCGATCCAGATATAGGACAACAAGTCACCCTTGCTGCGAATAGGGATAGTCACCTCGTTGTTAGAGCCGAAAGTGCCGATATAGTCAAGACGTTCGGGCTTAATCGCAAAGTTCGTATAACGTTTGTAGTTTTGTCTAAAAAAACTCACCTCAGGTTGGGACGTGGTATACGTGTCCTGGACCCCTCGGCTGACCAATTCAATCAAAGCCGCAGACATTGTTTATATTACTATATAAATTATATTAAAATTTTGGGTCAATTATTACACAAGAGAGGATGGTGGTCTTTCAAGCGCTGACGTGGGAAGCCAGGGATTCTGATGAAGACGGACACCTCATCAGCATCTTTGGTAAGACGGAGGATGGGCGCTCGGTCTGTGTGACGACCGAGTTCACCCCGTACTTTTACATTAAACTCCCTGACGCACAGGCGACGACGGTGAAAGAGATATATCACGCCATTAATAAAAAATGTCCTGAGTGTTTAGTTGGGTATGGGTTAAAGAAGGCCAAGGATGTGTGGGGGTTTCAGAATAACGAAGAGTTTCCATTCATGCGGTTGGATTGTGCAAATCTCTCGAAACGAAGGTACGTCGCAAACACGCTCAAGTATCAGCTACAACTCGCGAGAGGGAAGACAAAACTGCACACCTATGAAGCCAACTTGGACCCGATGCTTCGGCTGATGCATCGCACGGGTATTCAAAGTACGGGGTGGTTGGACACTGGGGCAAAGTGCGTTCGCTCCTACCTGGCCCACGTGGACATCGACCTGTTCTGTAATGACTGGACCACACTCACCCCTGTGAAACGTGATGACATCGCACCATTTGTGGTGGCTTCTGTTGATATTGAGTGTAACAGTTCCACTGGTAAATTCCCAGATGCGGATGTTCCTGGTGATTGTTGTTTCCAGATTGCGTTGACCCTCTGTCGTTTTGGCTCTGATGAACCCTACGAGGAGGTGTGTCTCTGTTACAAAAAAACCGAGGGTGACAAGGTACGGAGCTTTGACACAGAGAAGGAGTTGTTGGAGGCGTTTCAGAGGTACTTGCGCAAAGCCGACGTGGACGTCATCACAGGTTGGAACATCTTCGGCTTTGACCTTGAATACATCATGAAACGAGCCGTCCTCTGTGGGTGTGGTCCAGAATTTTACAATTTGGGTAAATTTAAAAATACACCGTGTGAGTTGCTCTATAAAAAATTATCTTCAAGTGCTCTTGGTGACAACGAGCTGAAACTTTTACCAATGAGTGGTCGGTTCATCTTTGATCTGTTTCACGAAGTGAAGAAAGGGTACAAGCTCGATAGCTACAAATTGAACAGTGTGGCTCAGCTTTACCTGGGTGACCAGAAGTTGGATATGCCACCAAGGGAGATTTTCGCGCGTTTTCAGGAAGGGGACCCAGCGCGCCTGGGAGAAGTTGCAGATTACTGTATCAAAGATACATTGCTGCCGCACAAACTCCTTTCAAAGCTGTGTATCCTGGTAAACCTGGTGGAAATGGCGAAAGCTACTTCAGTACCGCTATGTTTTCTCGTAGAGAGAGGTCAGCAAATTAAAGTATTTTCGCAGTTGTGTAAAAAGGCTGCGGAACTTGGGTTTCTTGTCCCCGTGATTTATCAAGGGACTTTACCAGAGGAAGGGTATGAAGGTGCCACTGTTTTGGAGGCCCAATCTGGGGCGTACTACACACCGATTACAGCTCTCGACTTTGCCTCACTGTACCCATCCATCATGATGGCACACAATCTCTGCTACAGTACACTGGTCATGGACAGCAAGTATGGAAACATGCCTGGTGTTGAATACGAGACGTTTACTCTCGGCTCTGGCAAGACGTACAAATTCGCGCAAAATGTGCCGAGTTTGCTACCGACAATTTTGGCAGAACTCAAGCAATTTCGTAAACAAGCCAAAAAAGATATGGCGGCGGCGACAACGCAAGGGATGAAGGAGGTGTACAATGGGAAGCAGCTGGCGTATAAGATTTCTATGAACAGTTGTTATGGTTTCACAGGAGCCGCGAGGGGGATGTTGCCATGTGTCGCCATCGCCTCATCAGTCACTTTCAAGGGAAGGTCCATGATTGAAGAAACAAAAAACTATGTGGAAGAACACTTTCCAGGGGCAAAGGTGAGGTACGGCGATACAGACTCCGTCATGGTTGAGTTTGATGTTCAAGGGCGCACTGGTCAAGATGCCATCGATTACAGCTGGCAACTTGGTGAGCAGGCGGCGGAGCAGTGTACGCGTCTTTTTAAAAAACCAAATGACCTTGAACTTGAAAAGGTGTACATGCCCTATATATTATATAGTAAGAAACGCTATGCAGCAAAGCTGTGGGAAAAGGGTAAATCTGGAAAAGTGGAGTTCAAGTACATAGACGTGAAAGGCTTGCAGCTCGTGCGACGAGACAACACCCCCCACGTACGGGAGGTGTGTAAAGAGTTGCTCGACGTGATACTTGAATCTTCAGACCCTGAACCACCACAGGTGCTCGCCAGAGAGCGCGCGCTTGAGTTGCTCACTGGTGATGTGCCCCACACTAAACTCATCTTGAGTCAATCATTGTCGGATACGTACAAGGTGAAAGGGCAACCCGTATCAATCAAAGACATTGACCGCAGTTGGGACATCAGTATGGGACACGTGCAAGTACACAATAAGATGCGTCAGCGAAAACCGGGGTCGGAG